TACTTTCGCCAGCGCATAGCAACGCAATCTAGGATTGCTGCTATGCACAGCTAAAGTGCAAGGCTATGCATTGCTTTGCAATGCACCCTTGCTCCGCTTCGATGCTAGCTCAGGTCGATGGCCACAGTTATGTCGCCAGCGTGCATGTGCATGTGTCGCTCGGGAGCCTTGAACCCAGCTCTGTCCAAGATATCTTTGCTCGCTTCCAGCTGTACGTACTCACTCTTGGCTCCCTGAGCGAGCTGCACTAATCGCGCAGCGGCAGTCGTAGCGTTGATGCCGAGTGTCTCCGCCACTCGTTGCATCATGTACGCCTGCACATGCTGAAGCCGCAAAGCCTTACTGGCTGTCACTCTTCCACTCTCACCGCTTGCATATCCAGCTTCATGCGCGGCTTCTTTGATGCTACAGCCTGTTGCTACGAGAGTATCAACCAGCCGCGCTTGTTTGCTGGTCACTGCAAGCTGTTTCATTCCCATTTACACATCCTCGCTTATCATTGAACCCCCCCTTGATCCCCCCCTTTTACACTCCTTGGCCACCGCTTGTCAACGCACAAGCGAGCGAGAAGCCCTCACAAAGCACTCACAGCGTTCAGACAACCTGTGGGGCGGCTTCTTTGCTCGCTTCCGTTGCGTTGGCTAGCTGTGTTGCTGATCCATGCTATACCCCCTTGGATCTAGTGGGGGACAGCCCCCTCGGATAGTCTGCATGCCGCACACCAGCGTGCAGACGCTGCGCTGTCAAACCGTCCTCCGCACCACTTCTGGCTGCGCCAGAACCGTGAGGAGGTTTGATCTGCCCTCTGTTGCACGCCCCTTGCCTATCTTTACCGAGGGGGCTTTACCCCTCACTAGCTCATCAAGGAGGTATATCATGGGCAACTCAACTAACCACTTCACTTCAGCTTACAAGTCAGCCTTCCCACAGAACGATCTGAACGGAGGTAGATCCTCTACCTCACTCACACAGTTTCTCATTCGCAAAGCTGTCGAGCAAGCTGAGTGGCTCATCGAGCAAAAGCGGAAAGACATTGAAGATCTGGTGCAAGACAAGATCCAGCTCGAGGGAGCCGATCAGATTTCCGATGACAAGCTGGTCATCATCTGCGCCAGATATGGTGCAGCACGTGGAGGCATCCACAATGATGACCTTGCGGCAGATCGAATCACCGAGCGTATGATCAATCTCGACCAAGAGATTGAGATGTGCGAGGACTTCATCGCCGACCACAAAGAAGCATTCAAGACTTGCACAGGTGATACCTTCACACCGAAAGTCAAAGCTGCAAAGAAGCCATCTGTAGATCCAGATCGCGCAGCAGCTGTCATGGCAAAATACAAGGTTGCATAGCAACCTTGGCCTAGCCCTTCGGGGCTAGGCTACACAACCTTTCAAAGTTTCTCCCCCTCGGCTCGCAGGCATCTCCCTCCTGCGAGCCTCTTTTTACGCTTGAGCTGTCCACCCCCAAGGGTTGAGTAAAAGTAACTTCAGTAAAGATTCGCTGGACGAAAATGAATCATTTTATTTTCAGTAATTATGTCCCGATACGTCAATCAAACCGTTTCGAGTGATATAATATATGAGTAAGTTCAACTAGCAAAGAAAGGACTGTGACGAAACAGACTGACATACAAACAATCAGGAACGACTTTCTTGATTTGGAGTTAACAACACCCGGGGCTGGCTATACCACATGCTCTGCAAGCAATGCCAGCCCCACCATTTATTGTTTACTCTACTGCATTATTGCAGTAGTATTGTAGACACAACGGAGGCAATATCTATGAAATACTATTATCACACACCAGATCAAACAAACGGATGTATGACAATATATTCTGTTGCTCATTCATTCAGGCAAATGGGCAATGACCTTGCCCGACAAGCAGAAGCGTTCAACAAAACATATCACTATGTACGTGTCTGCACTCGTAACAAGCTCGGTGAATATATATTCCATGGCTTGTATAAATTGGAAGGTAACAAAATGAAACGGAGGCAATCATGAACGACCTTTCAACAACAAACTTCGCCATTCAAACTGAAAACGAATGGTCATTCCCAATCGACACATGCAATCTGTATGCGTCATCAATACATACAGATGATACACCAGTACCAGAAAGTATGGCACGTGCAATTGTTCGCACCGATACCAATCAAGTGCTTGGTGTGCATGGTTCTAAATACAAAGCAATCAAGCACGATGATGTAGTCAACTCAGTGTTCGAAGCTGTCACTGCATCAGGCATATCAAATGACTATAACCACAAAGTCAATGTCTTTGATAATGGTGCAAAGATGCGCGGTGTTATCAGATTCAATGATCTGACATTCGAACCAGCTGTTGGAGATACTGTTATGTTCCAACTTACATTCTTCAACTCGTACGATGGATCATGGGCATTTCAACAGTCAGCTGAAGGGCTGCGGCTGATCTGCCTCAATGGTATGGTCAGTCAATACTCTGTTGCAAAGACATGGCAAAAACACACAGCCAATATCAATGTCAAGGCAAGTGCCAGCAAACTACAGGCTGCACTTGATGGATTCTTCAAAACCAAAGAACAATACTGGGCATGGCAACATATCCATGTCAGTGACCAAATGGCAGAAGATTTCTTCAAGCATAAAGTCTGCCGCATCAATAACAATACAAGCACATTCAAATGGAATGAGAAGCGGCTTGATGACCTAATGATCTGCTGGCACAAAGATAAGCAAGCAGTAGGTACAAATAAATGGGCGTTGTACAACGCCTTGACCTACTGGTCATCACACACAGAAGACAACAAATCCCCGGCAAACACACAGCGTTTGCGTGAGGGTATTGTTGCCAAAGCTATCAACAAATGGAACTGGGAGATTGCATAGTGTCTATAGAAAAACAATTACATAATAAATTAGCAACGTTCTTAGAAAAAGAACTTGAGCATTGTAGAAAACTGGAGAAAGGTTTTTGCATGTTTGGTGTGGGCATGCCGAAAGCAATAGCCCATTCAAAAGCGAAATCCTTTCTTGCGCTTGAACATGCGCTAAAAATGACAGGCCCATTTACAAAATATATGAAGGACAAAGCTAATGACTGCACCTAAATTTACAAAAGAACATTTCAACTACCTTGCGGACTTCTTCGGCCCACTTATGCATCATCCGAGTGATATTAGTGAAGCCGCTGAACATCTTGCAAAAACAAACAAAAACTTCAAGAAAGATCTGTTCATGGATCGTGCAACTCAGGCATGGGAGGCTCGTCATCTTGACGAGCAGCATGCCGAGATGCAGGACAATGAATCCATGACAAGCAGTAAACTCACAACCACTTACTTTGAGGATGAAATCAAATGGCTAACCAAGTTTGGGCAATAGATATAACTGGTAGCTGCGAAAGAAAGATCGAAGTCATCGCACAAAACGAAGAGCAAGCTAAAAAATTGGCTTGCGAAATCTTTCAACAACTTTGGAACGAAACAGATATACATAAAAACTTTCGTCTATTTGAAATGGATGTATGGGAGGCAACCAATGAAAATTAATCAAAAGGTTATGGAATTGATTGCTGAGTATAATGCACAGTATGCAAATGCATGGCCCGGCGATCCCGAAGTAACCTATGACAAAATACTAAAACTTTGTAACCACAATTTACAAATGGTTGCAGATCATTTTGAATATGCGGACAATGCGGAACCGCACGGAAATAATGACGTTATTCCCCAATATATTATAAGAGGCATCAATGTTAAATGATTACCCAAAACTAAAAGATATACAGCTAGCAGTTAGCAAAGTAACTGGCGTTGGTATGCATGAACTTATATCAAATCGTAAGCATGCACGAATCTACAACGCTCGTTATATGTATTACTTGATGGCAGCTGAATGTACGCCAAAGAGTTTTGTACAGATAGGTGATGCTATCTACAAAGACCACACCACAGTTATGGCTGGCAAACAAAAAGCCAAGACAAAACTAGGTGATATCAACTGGCTTATGCAGCTGCGGCAAGTATGCACCGAATTGGGGTTGCCATTGATTGCATAAATGCAGTATGTTTACTGCATGATTACTTACCTTGATCAACTAATAAAAGCGGCAACAGATAGAAACCTGTCTATCCTTGCCGCTTTCCGCAAAGCAAATGTACCTACCAGCACGTACTATCGAACACGTGCTGGTAAAGATTTACGATTGTCAACAGCAAGGAAAGTGATGGATGCAATTACATCCAGTGAAAACCGTAAATGATATATGGACTGACGCTGTTAAAGATCTTGTGACATTGCGTAAAGCACAAAAAATATCACAAGCAGAGCTTGCGTTTCGTATAGGATGTGAGCCATCCTTTATCCATAAATTAGAAAGAGAAAAACGGTATCCTTCACATCACTTATTGGTAACATGGATTCATGCCCTCGAAGCGAAAATCGAAATCAAAACAAAATAAAACTGGTTTTATGGCTAAGTGTGACCACTGTAAAACTACTACTAATTATTATGTTATTACAGGCGCTGACAATATCTGGTGTTTGGATTGTATGGAGTATCACGGATGGGAACATCTCAGCGCAATAAAGGAAGCTACCATGAAAGGTGGTGGGTCGACTGGTTCACAAAGAACGGTGCCAAAGCGAATCGCCAACCTCTCTCAGGACAGCTGGGTGGAGACTTTCAAGGTGACATCAAGATCGAAACTGAATCAGGATTTTTAATTGCCGAATCAAAATATCAGGCAACAGGTAGAGGGTTCGGATTGCTTACAACTACACATAAAAGCCAACCCTCGGACCTGTATCTTCTAAAACAAAAGACCGGGCCAAACTTTATATGTATCGAAGTAGGTAATCCATTGGCAGAAAAAATAGTCGGCTGGATTACTGGGAGGTAAAATCCAGCCGACAGTTTTTCTTCTTACAACTAAGTCATAGGAGGCATTATGACCGAATCATACGAACTATACAGAAAAGATTCCCCAAGCACAAGTGTCGAGGCTGCTGAGAGTATTGAGCCTAACAGACTTGAAAAACTTGTTCTAAATGCAATCACAAGCCTTTGCCTGAGCCACGGCGGTTGTATATCTGATGAGGTAATTCGTTACATGGCAAAACATCATGGCATTGACAGATACTCAACTGTCACAGCCAGATATGCTGCCCTGTATCGCAAAGGGTTGATTGATTACACAGGTGAAAAGCGCGAAGGTGATAGCGGTAGAAAACAACGTGTAATGATTGTTGCTGAAAGACAAGGCAGACTTCTTTGACAACACCAGAAGCTAGGCAGCTTTGTTATATCTACAGACAGTTGGTTGATGACAAATGGCGAGGCCGCAAAGTCCAATCCTCATTCAGATGGGACATGCGACAAGAGACATTGGCACAGCAGCTGCTTGATCTTGGCTACACACTTGAATCATTCAAGCAAGATGCCGATCAGCTGCTTAACTATCGACTGTCACAAAACAAAGACCCAATCTTTTCCTTGAAGTATTTTGTAACTAGAAAGGAAAAGATGGGTCAGCCCATAGATGTGCAAGGCATAGTCAACAAAACTATTGCATCATTAAGGATGAGATAATCATGCCAAAGAAACATGTATTAGGCTGGTATATATTTATACCGCTAGAAAAAAATATAAAACACATATCAATAGTAACAGATACAATTAATCATCTAACTTACAACTCAACAATCAATAAAAACTTCCACACACAAAATTGTAATTGGTGTGGCAAACTCTTTCACTCAAAAAAAAGAAGTCAGTATTGTAGCGCATCCCACAAGACGCTAGCTGGCAGAAAGCGGAGAGATGAAAGACAAATGCAGGAAATAAAACAACTACAAGACAGAATAAAAGAATTAGAAAGCAAACAATAACTATTTGTATTTCTTACAATCGTGTGCAATAATGCAGTTCATAACAGGAGGCAAATATGAACAGACAAGGATTCATTGGTGGATCTGATCTATACAATATAATGCAAGGCAACTGGCATGATCTGTGGCTGGTCAAGACTGGACGCAAAGAACCAGAGGATCTGAGCCAAATCTTTCGTGTGCAGCTGGGGTCATTTACAGAACAGTTCAACATCGATTGGTTCTGTAAAGATACAGGACACGCCATCGAACAGACACAAGTTGAAGTGCAAAGTGTTATCAGTGGTGTGCCATTCAAAGGCACTATTGATGCTATTGCCCATTCAGAAGAAGGTAAGCAAACCATTCTTGAGTGCAAGCATACAGGTAGTATGAAGTCACTCGATGATATGTTGGATGCTTACATGCCACAGATACAGCTGTACATGACACTATCTCATATTGACAAAGCATATCTATCAGTAATCTTTGGAAATGATATTGGCTACTGTTCTGTGGATTACAGCGAAAAATGGTTCAAGCCAGTAATCAGACGCTGTCAAAAGTTCTGGCAATGCGTAACTACAGATACAGAACCAAGCCATGATATTGATACATGGAAAATTGATTGGTCATCTGTTGCTATCAACAACCTCAAGGCACGTGATGCCAGTAGTGACAATCACTTTGTCGCAATGGCACATGAATATATCAACACAGTGGATTCAGCCAAGGCTAATGAATCTGCAAAGAAAGAATTACGCTCATTGATCAAAGATGACGAACGCGAAGTGTTCTGTGATCTGCTGGCAGTGCGGCGTGACAAGCGCGGCGCATGCCGCATCGTTGTAAACAAGGAGGCATAACATGACAACGAAGAAAGAAACTAAACCACAAGCCAAA